TCAAATTTGTTAAATTAGTATGACAGTCTCTGATGATGTAAAGGTTTACGGTAAGGTAGCTCCTAGATCCGTATCACAAACAGTAGACGCAAAGGATGCGGAGCTAGCTGGGTTACGCTACCCCATTCCTAAAACTCCTGAGAGAGGCTACTTTTCGAAAGCTGTAAATGCTAACTTAGTTAACTCTGGCCTTAGAGATATTATCAGAACTGAGAGGGGTGAGCGGTTTATGCGCCCAGACTATGGGTGCAACGTTAGTAACTTCTTATTTGAGCCGTTAGATGAGGGGACTTTTTTAGCAATAAAAGATGAAGTTACAACCAGTATTCGTAAATACCTAAAGAAAGTTTCCATAGGTAAGTTACAGGTCACTAAGTCGGGAGAAACGGGTCTCCGAATTTTCTTGTACTGTGCTTATGACAACGCACAGATACCATACTTTAGAGTTGGAGTTAGAGTTTAATGGCAACATTTTCAGGGACAGTTCAGTCGGACTACTTAAAGTTCTTACCAACGGAGTTAGATGATAAGTCTAAACTTATCGACTTTGCTGCCTCTGATTTCGATTCGTATAGAGAAGCCTTAATTAATTATGTAAAGGCAACTCACCCTCTGGACTACAACAACTTTGAATCTTCAGACTTTGGTGTTCTACTGATTGAGTTAATGGCTGCTGTAGGTCACATACAATCCAATAAAGCTGATTATTTAGCCAATGAAAACTTTATTCAGACTGCCAGAAGTAGAGACAGTGTTAAGCGTATTCTGGAATTAGTTGGCGTTCGAATGAAGGGTCCTATCTCTGCTGCTGCAAATGCTAAAATTGAGGCTGAATCTTCAGATGCTGTGTCGTCGATGACTATTGCCGAAGGTGATCGTGCTATCACGATTAACTCTACCGAAGATGGTGGCTCGGTTAGTTATACTCTTTACAAGCTTAATAATGACGGAACTGTTGATTTGGATCGTTTAGATACCGATCTATTAGTGGATGTTACTTCAAATGGGTCTATTGTAACAGCCTCCAGTCTAGTATTACAGGAAGGTGCATTAATTGTTGAAGAAGGAATATTCAAATCTGCCGACAGCATAAAGGAAGTTCAATTAGGTCAATCTCCTTACGTTGAAAAGAGTGCTCAAGTGTTTATCACTGGCTCACAAACAACCCAAGGTGTGTACAAGGAAGAGGATAATATTTACTTCGCATCAGGAGGCACAGACAAGATCTTTCAAGTTACAACTGATGAGAACTTTAAAGCTTCTGTCCTTTTCGGTGATAACAGCATTGGTCAGTCCCCGGCTGTGGGGGATCGCTACACCATAACCTACCGTGTGGGTGGAGGCACTCGTGGAAATGTCGCTGAGAGCTTTATTAATACACCTATTGACGTTACCCTTAACAAGAGAAATAGCATAGACTCTGTTCCTATTCAAGGTACCTTAGAAAACACGAGTATCGCCACAGGAGGCAAGAACGCTGAGACAATTGAAAGTGCCAAACGTTATGCTCCTCTTTACTTTAGAAGCCAGGACAGATTAGTTACGTTAGAAGATTACAAGGGGCACGCTAATAGTTTTGCGTCTAACTACGGATCTACTGGCAAAGCGTCTGCCTCGGTTAGAAGGGCTTACTCGTCTGCGAACATAATTGATTTGTTTGTATTAGAAAAAGCTTCTGACACTCAACTTAGAAGAGCGACCCAGGAATATAAGAAGCAGCTTCTTGAATCTATTGAGCCTAAGAAGATGTTAACAGACGAAATTGTTATTGTCGATGGTTTGATTAGAACACTGGATCTCTTCCTCGTCATAACGTTAGATTCTAACTACAGATTGGGTCAGAACCAAATCATACAATCTGCTAGAGAACTTACTCAATTATATTTTAACGTAGACAATACAGACTTTGGCGAACCCTTCGTCCCTCAAGACTTAATAAGGTACATCTTAGATAACGAAACGAACATTAGGTATGCTCGCGTTGATAACGTTGAATCTCCTATAAATGTTGGATTTAATGAAATTGTTCAATTGAATAACTTAAACATAACTGTGTCCTTTGTGTAATGTCTGGAAAGAGCTATTTACTAAATAAGAATTACCACAAGCACAATTACTTCGATGCCTTCAAGTATATTGTGCCAGGATACTTATACGAGGATGACAGAGATTATTCTCCAAAGGCTGATGATTTAGTTGATGTTATCATCAACTCAAATATAACCTTAGCAAATAATATTAATAGTGTAATTAGTATTAGTTCAATAGATGATACCGTATCCGAAAACTTAGATAATATCTCCGGTATAAGTCCTTATTTTGTAAAACAGAATAACTTAACTGACATAACCACTCAGCAGTTTGAAGATAACATACTTTTTCAATTAGGCAAAACCTTTAATGATTTCGAAACTGTAGAGGCTTTTAGTGGGTATGTTACTAGTTCACTTATCCCTAGTATTGTTTTGAACAATCCTGCTGGGTTTAGTTCAACTGACACATCTAACAGTCACAACTATCTCATCAGTAACCTTTCTTGGCTTTACCTCCTTAATACTACGGGTACCTCTTACAATCCTTCAAGCTACGTTTCTGATTTAATCGTCAATAAACTATACAAAGGTGATAGGGTTACTACTGCGGACGGTATTAAAGGCTTGATGGAGTATGTGTGGAAAAATGATTTAACTAATTACTACCCTTCGACATACTTTGCCAGTGGCACCAGATCTGACTTGAGTGGCACCCAGCAATTAGATAAGCTCAAGACCTGGGTGGACATCATATACTCCCCTCTCTATGCTGATAATTCTGACTTCAGAGTTAGAGATAAGTTTGAAACCTTTATAGACAGTAATATACAGACCACCAGGAAAGTTGAGGATGGTCCTTTTGTTAGATTCCTCAGAGCGTTGTCTTTCTTAGCTTACGATGTTGATAACTTATCAGAAAGTCTTGCAACTAACTACGACTTAGAAGACTGCCCTGATGAGTATCTTCCCTTACTTGCTAAACTTATCGGGTGGGATTTATTTGGAACTGAAGCTGATAAGTGGAGATTACAACTTAGAAATGCAACTCAGATATACAAAGCTGTAGGAACTAAGAAGTCTATTCAGTTTGCTCTCAATACTATATTCCCAAAAGATAAGTTCCCAATCCAGACAAGTTTAGTAGAGCTTTGGGAGTCTTACGTTCCCTTCTTAATCTACTATGCGTTGGCTACTGAGTCCAGTTATTTCGAAGACTTTAATACATGGACTCCTAGCTTAGCCATGGACATGGAGGTTCTAGGTTACTCTACATCTAGCATGGATGATAACCTGAAAAGGGCTACTGATAGGATTCTTTACGAGGTATTCTTAGAGTTCCCAGAGAGATTCAATATACCTAATCAAGAGAATGGATTCTACTATAGGGATAGGGTTCACGAAATTCCTCCCTTTGAAGAGTATCCTTATTATGTAAACGTCGAACTCACTAAGGATATGATTGACTTCATAGCAGATAGGTTAGTTTGCTTTGGAGTCCGTAATCAGTTTGCTATTGACGTTAGTGGTTATCTCACTGAACAAGGTTTAGATAACAATGACGAGCCACGAGACGGGTCGTGGTTACTATTCACTTCTGGCTACAATGATCCGCCCAACTTCTCTAGAATGATTCAAGAGGCTAACAGTAAGAAAGTAGATTACCTTTCTCTGTGGTCTGGGAAATCCTCTCACTTCAAACTAGCGGTGAATGCTAGTGCTTACGACTTCACTAGAAAAGGACTGATAACCACAGATACTGGAGACGCTGTTGTTATTGCGTCTCAAATGGTTAAGAAATTTGCGCCTGCTCACTCTATCCCTCTGATATCCTTGGAAGTCTCGGGTAATTATGAGACATTTGATTTAAATGACCCTTACCACTTACCATTAGTTCTCTTTAACTTCAGTGAGCTTACTGCGGCTAACGGAAACTATTGGGTGTCCGGTTTGAATCTTAATTCATACAAGCGAGGTTTAAACTCAGGCGGCAATGTTATAAAGAGGGAAGATACAAATACTGTTATATCTCCTGCTATCCTAAACGCATCTCAGCTTTCAAACTTAGAGAGGTATTCTTCGAGACGTAGGAACCTTCAGAACATAATGCCCTTCCACGGTTATTATGACAGAACAGGCTTTAACATGCCGACCGCATTTGAGATGGATGAATCCTTAAGCGGTCTGCCTTTAGGTTACATCGCTGCTTCTGGGGTCTACACTCCTGTGAGCAGTCACTTAAACTTACCAGATGTCTGGAACAAGTGTGAGGATCTCAACTCCCGAAATTCTTACAACGGGTATGCAACCAGTAACACACTACCAGCTAGAGGTAAAGTCTTCTATACATCGAGCGTCTACAATGATAGAGGGAAGTTAGCGGACATTTATGTTGCCATACATAAAATACTTGAAAGAGCTAAAGTAGATAGGGCGTATGCAGACCATGGACCTCCGTTTATTAGCAACCTTATAGCGACGCTCACAAATGAAGGAGCTTTAGAGGCCGCAGAAGATCTAAAGGATCAGTTGGCTCTGCTCCCAAGTTCAACTTGGATTAGTGAAGCTAACCAGAGATCTAACTTTAATTTAGAGAACTACAGATTCCCTGAAAATGTAAATGATTATTACAACTTTGAATTTGGTAGAGACCTCTCTAGATTATACAGAATTTACACTGAGGAGTTTAAGCAACATAACTTAACACCTAGAGAGTTAGAGTTAGATGGGGCAAACATATTCTCTCATGTATACGGCCCTATTCTTTACAACCATGATTTCGATTTATTGTTTACTGATATAGGCGATATCCTTACCAGTTCGATTGAGAATGTTATTGAGCTTAGGTCGGGTGCTGATCCATTTACAAACTCTGATTCTTACGTCGCGTCGGGTGAAAATGATATGTATGTCGAATCTCCTGAGTTAGTGTATTCGTCACTGGTGAAAGGAGTAGAGCTTATTCATACTAGTGGGACATCTGATGAGAGTGTGTTCTCTGTCTTCAGAGTGGATAGTAACGCTCGCAAGTATGGGGATGATCCATACATGTTTGATAGGACATTCATTCTTACGAAGGCTGGATCGGAAGGATCCCCTAGAGTTCGGATGGATATTTCTAAGTGGAATGCGGGATCCGATTACCCAATTAATTATAACTTCCTACTACCTAACCACGATTACGAGTTGAACTTAGACGCTCTCGTTGCTGATAACACTGGCAGAAACCTTGGGGGCAGGGACGTTGGTGTTTGGATTCACACTAAGCCTGAGGACGGTAATATGTGGTCCTACACTCCTGATGGGGAGTGGTTACAGCATTCGGCTATCCCTACAAGACAAAACTTGTACACAAAATATGCCCATACTTTCACATACCCAAGCGAAACAAAGCCGATTAGAACTAACACTAATGATTTCAAGTGTTTAGATATTGTTGCGGGCGAGGTTATTTCTCCGGTTACAAAGCTTAGGCAAGCGGACTTTAGAAACTTTAACATTAAGTTTAATACTAGAAATAAAAAGCTATTAGAGCCAACAGATTACATACTAGATATTGGAGATCTACATAGAAAAGATCAGGAATATGTTGTAGAGGTATTCCTTGTACCAGGGGCTGATGATCCCACTCAGTTCTTGCTTTTTGATAAGGTGTCACTTCAGGACCTCACCCTCAAGAAGCTTTCAGAAAGGCATGTAACTGGACCTAAAGCTGATCCATTGCTTTACCTTAATGTCCCTAGTTACAAGGGACAGGAGGTTCGAACAGAGGTTAGGAATGACGAGCTTTTTGCGATATTCAGATACTTTAACAAGCTATCTGGTAAGGGGCAAACGACAAGCCTCTCTTCGAGAGACCATACTAAGACAGAGACTATAATGGGGACAGATGGTGGATCTAGATTAACTTACAGGTATAAGTTAGATTGGTTCTCTAAAACTCATTACTCAACCTCTCGTATTTTAGATACCATAGATATAGACGTATAATGTTCGTAGAAGGCTTTGGAGAAATACTGACAACCATACTCACCACTAACCCTGAGTTAAGTGCTGTGCCAGCCGCCAGTTCCATCTTGGACACTTCGAACTATACGTTTCATGCGATCACTTATGGTAAGGACGCTCAGGGCTTCGATTTCCATGCCCATTCAATCAACAGCACCCAGTATGTAAATGAGGATTCTGCAAGCGCAGTTAGTGGTTACAATGATGATTCTGTAATTGCTATTAACTTTATAAATACAGCACCCTTTGTAAGTTCATACCATGCTAGTAGTTATCATTTGCAATACTCTAGCACTTATAACTCTTTACCAATTTACCCAGCCCCAAATCATACTAGGCTTGAGTTAGCGTCTACCAAAACAAATAATGCTTCCTCGTTCTCAGGAGAAGCGCCTAATTTAGGACACTACCCTAATTCCTGGGTAGATTCAACGCTGAGTAATGCTTGGACTATCCTGGGAGGTTTCTCCCCACCATCTTCTGCTGGTAAGAAGTATGTTCTCACAGACTCCAATGGGTCAGTGATTACTAGCGGGATATTGAGTGGAATGTATAATCATTTCGAATTAGTGGATAAGAATGGTTATGTAAAGGTCAGTCAGGTTACTGGACTTGATAGTGTTCTTGGCGCTACACAAGGGGCTGAGTTATCAGGTGGTCCTGTTATATTTAGCTCTGCTTCAATAAATCCAAACCTAGGCTTGGCTGGTCTAGCCGTCGTCCCTCAAAGAGGGGACGCCGTCACTCTAGCTTTATACGGGGGTGTGAACCATATAGGGGTTTATTGTTTAGATATCGGTAAGATGCTAGCTTCGGGTATAACCCCACCCTACACTTGGAACGCCCTAAATAATAACAGTATTTATAAGCTAGTAGCAAAGGTTAGCTTTTGGGATAATATATTAGCTCATGAAGACTTTGGAACTATAGCCGGACTTGAGTTTGGTTACAACAGTTCCCTTCTAACTAATGACGGTCCAACATTCAAACTAAAATTTAGCTTCTTGTAAAATGTATAAATCATTTGTAGATCAGATTAATATGAAAGGTCACCTCACCATTCACAAGGTAGTGAATGGTGAGGAGCAGCTTGTGTATGACGAGGATAACGTAATCACTTCTGGCTTTGGCTGGTCGCTAGCACAACTTTATGGTTTAGCTGGGAGTGACAACATCACCGACTACCAGATCGACAGATTCCAATTGGGTGTGAGTGGTAATACGGGAGCCCAAGTTAGCTCCACGTATGAACTATCTGGTCCGTTGTCTTCCACTGCTGAATACACGACAAATGGCGATAGCAACCTAAATGCATTTGAGCAGAAGCAATACAAGGGAAACATTGGCACTGCTCCTGAGGCTATCTTTGCTAAGATTCCTTTCTCCAAGGTCACAAAGATTGATGACCGGAGTGTTAGATACACAATCTTTATTGATGAAGACTCCTGCAATAACTTGTCTCGACCAGGGACAGCAGAGTCTTCCCTCAACGAGATTGCACTGTTTGTTAAAAATCCTACGGGCAACACAGCTAATGACATCTCTTCCATGGCTGCTTACCGATACTTTAGCAATATTAGAAAAACATCGGACTTTGGGCTGGTGTTTAGATGGACAATAACTTTCGGATAATATGTTAAACCCAAGTGATGTTTACGTTCCTGGCGGGTCTAGTGACCTTCGTGTTTGTTGGACTGACAAGGTCACCAAGTATGATGCGAGTTCTTTCTATAATTGGGAACAGGACAACTTACCTCTTCACGATTTAGATGAGCGTACCCACTTACTGTGGGAAAGGTTAGGTGCTCCTACATCTTCCATCACAGGTATGTCTTTCATCGTCTCTGCTGGAGTTGATGAGGGTTGCTACCCATTCTACTTTAACAGCTTAAGCTCCTGCATGGAAGCGTTGCCTGATGTTATTAACTACCCAATCCTGGTCGAGGTGGTTTCCTTTGGAGACCTTGGTTCTTTAGAGATCCCTTCTAAGGTGTTTGGTCCTAGAGGCTCGTTAGAGATTATAAACAGAAACTCTTCTTTTGCTGGGTCGATTAACCTTAGTGGCGGAGTTCCCATGTCCGTACAGGAATACAATAGCGATTACACTCCTTACGCTATTGCGTCTTCAGTGGTCCCAGCGGGTCCAGTTAGAGACACGTTAGAGGCAGGTTCGGAGGCTCCTAACTTAGCTTTTGACATGTTCAACTCTAAGACCTACACAAGTAGTGTCTTTATTTCCTCCGCTACTAACAAATATGATGATGAGAGGTATGGAACTGGCACAGGTAAGTATATCTTTACTCGAAGAGTTTATGCAGTCGGTGATAACCGCCTCACAGCGGGTCTGAATAGCACAAGACAGCCGTGGGATACTGGCGACTCAGCAACAGCTAGCTCCTTTAGGTTTGATGCTTTCGATGCTCCAGCGGGTGTAAGAACCGCCGAGATGGATACTTATGATGCTAGTACGTTTAACTTCTTAACTAATTCTGAGATTAGATGGGGAGATTCTTTGGAGCTTAATAATAAGATTGATTATGGTGTTGCTGCGTTTGCCTATGCAAACCACCTTAACAACATTAAGGTTCAGAATTGTAATGGTCCTATCTACATAAGAAACTTTGTTGTGGATTGTAATCACAACTATGACAAAGGTATTGACATCCAGAACTCTGATGTCTTCTTGGAGAGATGCTCGGTTGCTAGAGCTAATAAGGCAGGGTTGTTCGCAAAGAACTCTAACGTTGTGTTACTCAGAGGCTTTGTTGCTTACAGAAATTATGAGTTAAATGGTGGCACTAGGACTGGCATTCCTTATGCCACGAAGAGGGTTGCATACAAGAATCAGGATTCCTATGGTGCTGGTATCTATGCTGATAACTCGGTAATTAATGTGAGTTCTACTTACCAGAGAGACATAGACAAGTCTACGGAAGCTTCAGGTTCCGCCTATACTTCCTACACTGGTGATATCCCGACTCCAACAATGGAAGAGTTATACTGCTTATCTCGAAATGATATTGGTATCCATTGCGTAAACTCTAAGATTGTTGGAGGTAGAACGGAGCTTAACGGTAGTGGTCTGAATGCCTGGACAGATGCCAACCAGATATTCTCTGAGCTTAACACAGAGGCTGGTATAAAACTAGAAAATAGTAAGCTCGATCACAAGGGTAGAATCCTCCTGTATGGCAATTACCGTGGTTTAGATGCAGACGGATCTAAGGTCGCTACCGATGTCCTTAAGTGTAAGGATAATCAAGCAGAAGCCATCCTTCTTAATAACTCTACGTTTATCTATGGTAAAGAGCCTTATGCTGCCTACTCCTACACAAACCAGTTCGCTGGGACAGCTAGGTTTGATCAAGTTGGATTGTTAGGTAACGGAACGCATCTGAAGGCTACCAATTCCGTGATTGCCCCCATAACAACGAGTTCTGTCCCAAGCATCTATGGTCAGTTCTTCACCTCTGGTAGCTTCGCCAGAAACAATTCCCCATCCGGTGGGAATGATTTGAATGGGATACTCCCGTCAATTGATATCTCTAAGAACTCGGACGCTGAGTTTGTTCACTTAGTTGGTAACAGACGGGAAGACTACTCGAATGATATTGGTTATAATAGAGCAGTCTACGGTAGCATTGTTAAGATTGATAAGAATTCTTCGGTCATCGCAAGAGGATCATCTAAGTATGCTAATGTCTTAGCTGGTGCGGACGGAAGAGGTAACCACATTCTTCATGCGGGCGTTTTCTGTAACAACAACTCCACAGTTTCGTTCCAAGGACCTACGGTCATTGGGTCTCTGGGTGTAGACATTCTTGCAGATAATAATTCTAATATGGAGTTTGCTCCTCACAGGGATAATGATGGTGAACTTTTAGTTAGTGCTTATGACCTCAATAACACCTACAACCACACGACAGTTGAGTTGCACTCGACAAGGGCTTGCTTGGTTGCAAAGGGTAACTCGACTATCTCGATGCAGGACTTAGGTGATTACAGAGAGACCTTTAACAATGGCACTCACGGCACTTCTCTCATCAATACGGTCACCTTTGATTACCTTAACAACACTGATGCTACGCAAAATGATGGATTCTACAGAAACCATGTCAGCGGTGGTTACATTCAGTTCTATCCCAATGCCTACATTGATTCACCCGCCATCACTGACGAGGGTAGAGATCTTAATTCGACAGACCATGTCGGGTTATTTGATTCTGCGGCATTTACTGCGTATGGCACAGAGGTAATTAGCGGTGTCCATAACTACTACCTAAGACAGCTTACAGATCCTACAAATGATAGTATCGCTGCTATATCTACGGGTGGTATGTGTGTCAGAGCGTTAGAGGGCAGTAAGGTTAATGTTACTAATGTCCACTTCCCAGCAGGCTGGCACAATACATCTGGTGAGGTGTATGATCTGAGTGGTGATGTTCCTAACTGTAGTAGATTGTTTATATGGAACATTGCAGACGATTCTCTGCTTCACGCTAATTATGTTTCGGTTAGTGGTCTACACCCTCTCGATGCTGGGTATCATGGTCCTAGTGGTGATTGGGGTCACGAGGGCGCTCCAAGTAATACTCCCCACACAAGTAGCCTTTCTGTTCTTGATTATTATGGGAGGTCTACCTCTAACAACTTTGGAGTAACCTCCTTTGAAAATGCGGGTCCATTTAGATTATTCTTCTCGACAGATCCTGCATGTAACTGGTTAATAACCAGCGGTCAAGATGTTAGTGGTTACATTCCTCAAATATTCTCTCAGGGGTATCAATTCTCTGCTAACGCTATAGCGGCTAACTCTAATGAGTTTAATGCTAGTGCTCAACTGCGTTCATTACTTAGGTATGCAGACCAAGTAAATGCCTCAGGTGACATTGTCCCTTCGGGCTATTATTATGCATCGGAAATGGTTTATAACCCACACACAGTTAAGGCGGTCTTAGATGAGTCAGCTTCTAACCTGTTCGCAAACGCAAAGCATAACAGCGTTGGTAAATCTAACTTAGCTAAGGTCGTGAGTATATACTATCCGTATAGTGAATACCCTGTGGGTGGAGATTCTTACAGCGACACTGATGTTGGCTCTACAAGGGGTATGGCATCTGTCAACAACTTTGATTTGGAGAAGAGTAACTAATGGTTAGCGAAATTGTCTACTACGATTCTAATTACAACTACATTAACCCTGTAAGGCACTTCAAAGCAAATGATCCTTACTACTATGAAGTTGACAACATCCCTATTAAACAGTTAGAAGAGAGTAAGAACTTTCTTAAAGATCAGATTGATGGAATACTGAAAGATCGTGCTAACTTTAAAGTTGCCATAGATAGATCGGGCTTCACTGAGTTACAGCCTTTTGTTACTGGTGTAGATCGTAAGGCGAGAGTCCGACCAGGACGATACACAGCTAGGGTTAATGATGCCTACAACATTCAACCTTTACAATTTATTACTCAAGTATTTGGATTCTCTAACACAGATGAAGCGGGTGACGTTGCAGACTTAAACACTTACCGAGTTGAAACCATCAATGGGGCAACTGTCTCTGCGGCATTAGCTACTTTCCAACAAGGAGTTAATGGTAATGCTTTAAACATGAATGGTTTGGCGGAAAGGACATTTACTTACCCTATCCCCAACCAAGATGGATTACCTCCCCCAGGAGCTACAACATCCGAATTAAATGCCACTTCAATTTCAGAATATATCGATTTAAGATTAACTAATAGAAGTCCAGGTAGCCGTCCTTTACTTCCTAATTTCATAGGTAGACTTTACTTAGATGGCGTCAACGCAGGGACCAACTTACAGACTATGCGCTCCATAAGCAACGTTTATGTTGCAGGGGCATCACCGGATGCTGGTCAATCTAATCAGTTAGAATCAGACTTTATTAAGAGATGGCGTGGAGCAATTAGAACGTCTATCGTGGATGTCTCTGGTGAGTTATCCATAACGGTCCCCGACTTTAACGAAACTGATTTCTACTATGTCGATGAGGGTGGAAACCAACAACAACTGACAGCAAACCAAAGAATCGACTTGCTGTTTATTTACTCTAAAGCTATTGATCAGAGTGAGACAACTCTTTCTGACAGAGATGCGGGTGGTACTAATCGTGTCATTAGAGCGCCTACTTTAGGTATTCTCAAGGGCGCGGGGATTGGAGTATCTAGAAAGGCTGCTGGAGTTAGTGACCCTAATGCAGAGACAGATCTAAAGAACTTAAACAATGTTCCGATCATGCTGGCACACCCTGGAGATGAAACCTCTCCAAACACGGGATTTGAAACGTCTACTGCTGGGGTTATTCGTGGTTCTTTCCCATCGCCGGATGACCTTTTAAACTTAGCTCCTGTTCTCTCTGAAAACTTAGAGTCTAACTCGATAGCCCTGATCGGTCAATCTATTCTTCCGGTTGCTTATATTAGAGTTACAAATGCGGGTGGTGTAGTTGATATCCTTGAAGATAATGATGTCATTGATATCCGTCCCTTCTTCAGAACAACTGAATTAGCTTACAATGAGCGTGCAGGTATTGCTGCTGCTACTCCTCAAGTTTCTATTTCTAACCCTGTTGTAACTGAAGCTGCTCTTGAAAAGACTCGTAAGGAGGTTTATGGGACTCTCAAGACTAGGATAGACAACTTAGATATCCCTGAGGAATCTCCATCAAGAGTGGTGGGTGCTGGGACGATCTGTGGTGGTATGCGTTATGGTCCTGAAGGCGCTCTCTTTAGACAGGCTGCTCCTAACATTTTAGGAGGCCAGCTACAGACTGCTAGTTGGAGCGAGATGGCTGATGCTGCTGAGACGTTCTTCAACTATCTCCCAGGTTCTATAACGTTTGACCCTGCTTGGGATATAGCTCCCTGGGCTCTCACAAGAACACCAGATCCAGGTCGAAGACCAGCAGACCATATTCATGTTTGTTGGCCCATGATTGCTGAGTCGAGTAATCCTAGTAAGTATTATCTTCCACCATTCAACCGTGCAGTCCCTATGGCTACCTATACTAATGTCTCTGAATTGCAAGGAGGTGTTACTGCCGAACAATTCCCAGGTCTCCACACATTTGGCGTGAAAAGAACTTGGTTTGATGCGACCGAGGGGTTAACAGGAGATTTTAAGTCCCTAAGACAGAATGTATTTATTTCTTATGTTAGGAAGGTTATTAGAATTAATCGTAATAACGTTCCTTGGATGTCTGATTATTCTGTCAATGCTTCATTACTTAACTGTATTCCTTTGTCCTCTGCAAATGATACGGGTATGAATCGTGCCGGTAGATCTGCTAATGCTTCGCACATCTGGGTCAACAAAGCTAGGGATTATTTTGTAATTAATGTTGCTTGGGTATCTGATGATTTCAACAGAAGGACTCACGATATGGATTTCAATAAAGAAAATGCTGAAGGTATTCCATGGGCAAACAGGAATAGAGTTGAGCAGTTAGCAGGCTTTGCTCTACCTGAGATACCCATACCCACCCCAGGGGACTTCCAACAATACCCAGTTCAAGGTAGGTCCATGCCGGGTCAACAAGCTGGTCAAGGAAATACCGTCCTAGGACTCGTTAACGCAAGTTTAACACCAGGAACTGGACTCAATAATCAACAGACTAATATTAATTACTTTACAGATGTTACCCCAATTCTGTACCCTAGTGTCCAATATGAAATCATCGGTCACAGTAATAACATTACGTCCAGAAGTCCTCGTGGAAATGATCTAATACAAGGTAGAACTCCTGAAATAGAGCTTATCTAATGACAGACTTCACAAGTCTATTTGAGAATTGTGGTAAGTTTTATCTACCAGGAAGAAAGCCAGCGGTTGGTGATCCACTGGCTCCTATCCATGGAGGTCCTTATGATCCTGAACCACCTACTGGCATCCCTCCTGGGCGTCTTCCTATTGTAACACAGGTTCCTCCTCTAGGGGAACCCCTTTACCGTTGTGACATAACAAGAGTTCCCTGTCCTGATCCGTTTCAAAACTTTACAGAAAGACTAGTTAAAGTTTGTGTTCAATGCACTACTCCTGCGGGTGACCCATTACTTTCTCCTGTCATAGCTCCAGCGGGCTATGAGGATTGTGTTTACAGGTCTCCTAATTGTGACGATACCTCGGAGCCTTGCGAAAATGAATTTTTTATATGTCCTGGCGTAGTTCAAAAATACAAATGCCAGGAGACTTCGGTTCCTTGTCCTCCCGGTTACCTTCCTACAATTAGGCAAATTAGACGAGACTGTATACCTTGTGGTCCTAATGAAACTGACCCAGCTTGTATATATACAACTCCAGACTGCTCAGATCCTGGTGCTCCTCCTTGCTATGATGACCCACCTGTCCTGTGCATTCAAAAGCCAAATGATCCTGGTGGCTATCAAGGGCCGGGTCCTGGTCTAGGGTTTAAGTGTGTTACCCAAACAGCCTACTGTCCTCCGGGTACATCCAGAGCCGGTGAACTTTATGGAGTAGTCTCCAAAAACTGTGAGGAGTGTGTTAGAGGGGGACCCACGCTTCCTCCCACCAGTGTCCCAGGTACGGCCCCTAACAAAGCTACTATCACCACATCTGAGAGTGCTTGTGTATATGGCCGCAAACCTGAGTGCGAACAAAGGTGTCCCGCTCCCGGCCCAATAACCACACCTCTAGAAGTTTTCTGTAATGATGAGCCTGGGCAACCCTCAATTTCAAACGTCGGTCCTGGGCCTTTACCTCTTGAACCCGGAGGTTCTGTAGATCCTGGCGGTATTCCTCCTGGTAGGTTACCTATTGTTCCAGGCATAAACAATGCACCTTCCCCCTTTACTTCAGTGGGCGCACCGCCTCAAGAGTTACTTCAGATTCAAGAGCGCAATGCAAATGTATTAGATGTTAACGACCAGTTAAGAAAGGAAGACTTTAGACAGTTAAAGAACTTACAAACTCCTCAGAAAATCTTTGATTCACAACTCAACTTCTTCAATGTTGAGCCGGACAATGAGATTAAGTTAGTTACCAACACTAAGTACTTAGATATATTTGCTAATGAGATTGATGTTAGCATCCAAAGAGCTTTTCAGCTAGGTGATACTGATGTTGCTTGGACAGAAAGTGATATTTTCAACTTAACCCCTGCTAAGATTGAAGCTAGTCTGGATAATGATTTACTTACCGCTTTCAAGATTCTCAGGTATCCTGGGGGTGAAGTCGTAGGTTTAGAGAAATTCCTTGGAATGATTCAGCGTCACATACTGTCTAACACTTTGGATAGAGTTGACCCTAAGTTCTACATACTTACTGCTCAGAGGCAACTACAGCAACAGTTTACCTTGCTAGGAAATGCAGATACACCAGACTATGCATCTAGGTTTAGCATTAACTATATCGTAGAGAACGGGGAGAGGCTGATCGAAAGTAAGGATACTGAGTTTAAGACTTTCCAGGGCAACCGTGGTAGGGTGCTGAATGAGGACATTAATCTTTCTTTCAAGATTGATACTGTGCTCTCGGGTACTAAGGATATAACAATGCCTAACGAGGGCATCGACCTAAGCACTATTAATGAAGTGTTGTCCGTCTCTCCTGATAGCGTTGGATTAACTAATAAAGTTAATATCGGTGATGGTGGCGGTTATTACTTAGCAGTATCTACAACTGATGGAGATGTTGCGGTCCCATCAGACAGCTTATTAGAGACATCTTACTACTTACCAGAAGCAAAGAAAGCTAAGGTTTTATCTCTGAATGGTAAGTCTTTCGTAAGTAAGATAACGGCTACGTCGTTGACAGATAAGCATGAGTTCGTCTCTGGGGATGCAGGCACGAGCACTTTCGAGCCTATGTACTTTGGCTTAAATCTAGCCTCCGTAGAAAGCTCATATAAAGATAACCCACTGATTGAAAACTATTCGGGCACATATTCGAGAATTGTTGACCAGAGCCAGATAGACAGGCATGTCAATAATAACGCTCAGTCAATTGCTGAATACAGGATCTCCTTTGACGATCCTATTTACAGGTATATACAAGACACTTCTTCCTTTACGTTTGAGCAAGAAGACTTCACGATGTTTGGTTTTAAGGATGGCTATTCTTCTATGAACTTTAACTTCACGAAGAACATACCTTTTGCCATTATTATCGTGCCGGTAGCGGGGTCTAAGTTTAACCCTTTGAATGGGTTCTCCAACTTAATTAACTATAAGGGAAGTAAGCTAACGAGGACGGTGTCATTTAAGCCTAGCATAAATAGCCTTATTGATGGGATGGGTGGGCGTAATCTGAAGAAGTATAACTTATACAACGAGGACAAATCTACTCGGATTGGACTGGTTGAAACACCAAGTGTTCAGTCTTTTGGATACAAGTTTGAAGCTTCAGCATATCAGGATACTTTCTTTGACGGGGAGAAATACACTTCAGAAGTTGAAGCAGTTTCGTCTCCTCGTGGCGTATCCTACCTTATGACAGAGGTCTTAGACTTTATCTCTGAAAACACAGACTCTAAACTGATAACATGGTTCGATGTGTTTAGAAGAATGCCATACAGTAAGTTTGCAGAGCTTCTCTACACATCCCCTGTAGAGATATTTGATGATATAAAGAATGGTCTGCGGAAAGACATAAAGCTGGATTTTGTTGTAAAGGGCAAAGGATCCCAGGAGTCTATTATACTTGCTGACGATTCCAAGACAGTTATTAAGGTTGATGACCGGATTGATAGTGATGAGTTACCACCTGATATCCCTGCTGATGATTTTTAATATTTTAAATTTTCTAATATAAACTAAATACATATACACAATAGGAGTTCTATTATGCGTTACGTAAATGTGGATGATCAATATGTTAGTGAAATTCTGAAAGCGAATCAGCTTCAGAAGTCGGATAGCCTCAATGAGTCGGAAGTTGTTGTCGAAGAGCAGTATGAAGAAGAAGTTCACGCCTGCCCTCTTTGTGAGTCGGAGTTAGATGAGCCTATCTCGGAAGAGAGCCTTGCGGAGTGTGTGAATTACATCGCTGCGGTTCTTGAGGAAGCTTCGATCTTAGAAGGCGAAATGCTGGAAGAGGCTGACGAGGAAGACGAAAACGAAGACGAAAACGACGACGAAGAGACCGACGAAGACGAAAACGAAGATAACTGAGGTTAAAAGATGAGTGCTAGCACCAAAGATCTTTTAGCTTTATCTGAGTCTATTCTTTCTCAGACTAAGTCCGTTAAAGAAGTTGTGCCTGTAGGGGCTGATCCTATTGTTGACGATGGTCTTAAGGCTGTCGTAGTCCCCGATACCTTTGTTGAGAATGTCTTAAACTTTTCTGGTAGACTCAACGAAGGTAGTACTGCCACTTTCGAAGAAAAGCCTGTTGCGTATGTGAACGAAGCCAAGCTTACTGAGGAGAGGATCATCTCCTTAGTTGAGAGACTTAAGTCTTTAATTGGTGAGGCTCGTGAACTTATGGAGCAAGTGACCACTGGTATGGTTGGTGGTCACACTGGCGGCAAAAACCTTTTTGGTAAAAAAGTTATAAAGAGGAAGAGAAAAGGATGAACATCGTAAAGCTTTTACAGGAAATGGGCCGTGGGTCCACCGAAGGTAGACAAAAGATGTTGAAGGGAGGAGCTAAGAGAAAAGCTTCTAAGTCCCGCGCAAAAGTGTATAACTCCATAACTCACGCCTTAAAGAATGGTTACGTTGGTCAGATCTTTTCGACGAAAGATGCTGACCGTCTCTATGTTATCACGAAACAGAAATGGGGCACAGACGATGAGCAGATTGTAGCTGGTCGTAGTGCTAAGGGTTTTTCTTCAAGCACTCCCTTTTCTGAGGTTAAGAAGTATGCGGTCAGAACATTGCTCCGTCATGGTAAGCAGAAAACTAGTAAGTTCAAGAGCAAGAAGTATTGGTCGCGCAAGCAGAAATAGGAAACGCCATGTTACTCGTAGAATACACACTTTTAGATAAGTTACAAGTTATCAATGAAACCACTGAGGGTGGTCAGAGCAGATTAAAGCTTAAGGGACGATTCCAAAAGTGCGACGAGCAAAACAATAACGGTCGTATCTACCCTAGAAAGATTCTTGAAAGCCAAGTGCAGAAGATTCAGGAGAAGATCAATGATCGTTCTTTGGTCGGTGCTCTCGATCACCCGGCTAACGATGCCATTCACCTGTCGCAAGCGTCTCACTTAATCACGGGTCTTTCTGTGGATAAGAATGGAGATGTTATTGGTGAGTGTGAGATTCTTTCAACTCCGAACGGTAAGATCGTTGAGGCTCTGATCAATGACGGTGTGAAGATTGGCATCTCCAGCCGTGGCGTTGGCAGTGTTTCCGAAGGTCGTGAAGGTAAGATCGTCAACGAAGACTTTAAGTTGATTACGTTTGACCTTGTTTCGGATCCTTCGACTAAGGGTGCTTACCCTGAACTTACTGAGTCGATTCGTGAAAACAGCCAGAGAGCCCAAGCAATTGTGTCTAAGCATAAGAAGCAAAGAGTTCTGATGACGATGCTTGAGAGCAAGGTCAGTAAAGCTTTAGAAAGAATTAAAAAATACGGCAAAAAGAAGTCTAAAAAAACCACACAAATAGATTCGATAGAACTCTTTGGTGATCGTTATGATGAGATTGGCGGCGGCAGAGCACTCGCCGGAGCCCCTAAAGTCCCTGCGTCAGCCAGACCTGGAAGCCCTGAGAATCAGGACGCGAGAGCCCAGAAAAAGTATCGCAAGGAATCTGCTGAATACGCTAAGAAATTCAAAAAGCCCATACGGACTAAGGGTAAAAGAGACTTATATCGAGGGCTTCCTGACACGTTTAGGGGGTATGGAACCTCCGAACCATCCTCACAAAATGATTCGGTAGAACTCTTTGGTGATATTATTTTTGAAACCTTCGTTGGGTTAGATAAAAAGCGTAGAGCTAAGAGAGCTAGGAGAGTTCATAGGGGTCTTGCTAGGCTGGAGAAGAAAGAAAGAGTGGCTACTAAAATAAAACCTGGAGGTGAAGAGGCAGCGGCTCAAAAATTAGATATGTTGGGACAACATGCGCTTGCTGCGGGCGCTCGCGGAGGGGCTTTCACAGATAAGCACCCAAATAAGCCATCAGCCGCTGAAAGAAGAACAAGGCATTTTAACAGAAGAGGTGCTCAAGGCGAGCATGATATAGCACTTGCTGACGCTCGTGAGAAACTTGCTAACGCTCGTAGAGGTGGTAGAAAATGAGTGCTTTCAGGAACTACCTTAGCGAAGGTGTGGTTAAAAGGAGAAACAAAGCAGCTAAAAGACGATTTATGGCTAACGTGGGTAAGGTGGCTCTTGCTGCTGAAAGGAGAGCCCAAGGCGTAACTAGATCAAGAGGCCCCCGCG